GGTTCTTCTAACGTAAAGGTTAATAGTAAAGATGTTATAAGAGAAGGAGATTCTACCGGATGTGGAGATCCTGCTGTTGGTAAGAGTAGTAACGTAAAAGTAAATGGTATTGGTGTTCATCGATTAGGTGATCGAACTGGTGGCCATGGTAGTTGGGTTGCTATTACCGCAGCTACTTCTTCCACTAATGTATTTGCTAATGGCGGTGGTGGAAGTCAAGGAACTCCTGCTACTCCAGAAGATGGTATTGTGAGTAAAGGTAGTTGTACATATTTTGATTGGAATAGTAATACATGTTTAGACCAATCTACTGATCCAAATGGAGATTATTATGTTAGTCCATAAGAGGAGATATAAATGAGTTGTGGTAATAATAAAGCCTTAGATGATTTAAAGGCTAAACAAGCAGAATTAGATGGTCTCTTAGCTGGTGGTAAAGATCAGCTAGCTGCTATGCAATCTAAATTGACTGCCATGAAAGCTGACTTAGATACATTTAAACCTACTCTTCCAGCTGTTGAAAGTCTTCAAGATAAGATAAACGATTTATCTGGTACTACTAATCCTATTGATGTGACGAGTAAGATAGCCGAACTTAAATCAAAGTTTGGATCTGCTCTTCCTGACCTAGATAGTATATTAGGTAACCTTGGATTAGATGAAACTAGTTTAGTCGCTAAATTAGGTCTACCCGCTGGGACTACTTCTGATTCTTTAATAACTTCAGCTAAATCTGATATATGTTCATCGGTTCCTAATATGGAACTTAAAGATGATGGTACAGTAAAAGAAGAACCAAGTGAACCTAAAGTACCTGAAGAACCTCCTGTTGCTCCTGAACCTACTCCAGTAATAGTTAAAGACTTAGAAGAATTAAATAGAACATTGTTATCTACATCTATGAGAAATAGCATTAAGTATATTGCATCATCAAGTAAAGCTGGAAGTATCTTTAGTGGATTTGGATCAAAGAAAAAGAATCAACTTTTTTATAATAGTACATGGGAAGAACTTTTTGTTGAAGCAATAGAATCTGCGGGTGGAGACTATAACACGTATAAGAAACATAGTAGAACAAAAGAAGAACTAAGGCTTGCTCAAAAAACTCTGAGTTCTAAATATCCAGATGCTANATGGGATTTTATAAAGGAAGGCCAGATATTGAAGGAAACTTATAATCTTGTTAAAGCAAATAATTCTAAATTTAGTNAGGCATTAGATTTTACAACAGCATGTAATGAATATCTTATAAGACGAAAAGCTAGTCTAGCAACTAAAGAGGTATAAATAGTTATATGTCTACTTCTACTACAAATTTATCAGATAAATCCAGTCAGATACTTGAACCAAGCGGAGTTCTTGGCGATCTTAAGCGAGTACAGTCTGCATCGCGACTTAAGCCCTGGACTGATCTTGATCTTAACTTAACTCTTCATCCAATACGTAATGATATTATACCACTAAAAGATGATAGAGCTATTAAATACGCAGTACGCAATTTACTCTTAACTAATTTTTATGAGAAACCATTTGCTCTTGGACTTGGAGCTAATATGAGAGCTCTTCTCTTTGAACCAGCAGATGAAATTACAAAACAAGCTTTAAGAGAAAATATAGCAAGAGCAATAGTAGATGGCGAACAACGAGTAGAACTTATATTTATTAATATTGTAGATGAAGTAGACAATAATTCATATAGAGTTCTAGTTAAATTTAGAATTAAAGAATACGATACTCAAGAAACTGTAGAGATCGTTTTAAAACGCTTAAGGTAATAAGATATGGCAACTAATTTAAATGTAACCGAACTTGATTTTGATCAGATTAAAAAGAATCTCAAGAACTATTTAAAGACGCAATCAAGTTTTAACAGTTATGATTTTGAAGGATCTGGTCTATCATCACTTTTAGACGTGCTTGCTTATAATACACATTATAACGCTATGACCGCTCACTTTGCTTTAAACGAAGCATTCTTAGATTCAGCTCAGATACGTGGTAACATTGTTACTCGTGCTAAGCTCTTAGGTTACATACCCCGTTCAGTTCTAGCACCTCGAGCTACTATTACAATTACAGTAGACGTCTCTGCTGAGTCTGGTGTTATTCCATCTACACTAACTCTTCCTCGTGGTGCTAAGCTGACTACTCTAGTTGACGGAAGAAACTATAGATATGTAGTCCTTAATGAACAATCTGCTGTTATTTCTGGAGATGGTAATACATTTACTTTTGATAATGTTATTATTGTAGAGGGTACTCGTAAAAAGCTTTTATATAGAGTTGATAATGATATTGAAAATCAGAAGTATCAAATATCAGATGATGATGCTGATACGTCAACGCTTAGAGTTCTTATTCAAGCAAACGAGCAATCTACATCTTATGATAACTATACGCAGTTTGAATCTTTACTTAATGTTGATTCATCAAGCAGAGTATTTTATTTACAAGAAAATTCAAATGAATACTTTGAAGTATATTTTGGAGATGGAGTAACAGGTAAGAAACCTCTTAACAATAATATCGTAACTCTAGATTATATCTTTACAAATGGTGAAGATTCGAATGGTGCAAATCTATTTAGTATGGTGGATAACATTGGTGGATACTCAAATGTTACAATTAATACTTTAGCTAAATCTCAAGGTGGTACTGAAAAAGAAACAAATGAATCTATAAGATTTAACGCGCCCTTAACATTTACTTCGCAGAATAGAGCTGTAACATCAGACGATTACAGAGCAATTATCAAGAAAGAGTTTACAAATATTAATTCTATCTCTACATGGGGTGGTGAAGATAATAATCCACCAGATTATGGAGCTGTTTATATTTCAATTAAACCATTGGTTAACGAAATACTAACTCAAAACGAAAAAACTGAAATTATGAATACAATTCTTAAAGGTAAGAGTGTTGTATCTATTACTCCAGTTATCGTTGATCCTAATTTTACATACTTAGAATTAGACGTATCATTTAAATATAATCCAAACTTAACAGATAGATCACCTGTTGAATTAACAGCTGTTGTGCGAGATACTGTATCAGATTATAACTTTAACGAGCTTAATAAGTTTGATGGTGTGTTTAGGCATTCTCAATTACTTAAAGCGATCGATAATGCTGATCCTTCTATTCAAAATAGTAGTGTAAGACCATATATGTTTATGAACATTACTCCTAATAAACTTGCCGCGCAACAAGACAATAATTTTAGTTTACAATTTACAGCTCCATTCTTTAATTCAGGATCTTCTACTAACTTTATTATCTCTTCGACAATGTGGAAATATGGCGGTGAAGAAGTATTCTTTGGCGATATTCCTATTGATGGATCTACAGATAGACAGGTTATTGTTTATAAAGTTGTAAACTCAGTAAATGTAACAGTGATTAACGATGCTGGACTTATTGATGTAGCAACAGGAACAATTACTTTAAATAACTTTGTCCCTGACAATGATTCTGTTGATGTTATTAGAATTACAGTTGTTCCAGATTCATTAGATTTAGCTCCAAAGAGAGATCAGTTAATTGCTATTGATCCATTAAGAGTACAAATTACTCCAAGTATTGATACAATTTCTGTATCAGGTTCTTCGGGTACGATTAACTATACAACTACTTCAAGGCTCAGATAAGATGGCTGGAACTCATAATCCTAATAATGCGCTTTTCTCGTCGGATGTTTCCTCACCAGGATATATTCAATCAGTAGCTTCTGCGAAAGCAAAGACTAAAGAGAATTTAAGAACTGAAGAGCTAATACCATCAGAGATACTAGAAAATTCTGGTGGTATACAACTATTATTAGAAGCTTATTATACGTATATGAACTTGGAAGAGTTTATATATCAAGAAACAGAGACGTACACTGATACAGTATTAGATGGTCAAGCGGTATTTAGAGTTAATGATCCTAAGAATGAAAACGATCATTTCTTTACTGATGACGATGGCGCAAACTCAGTACTTACATTAACTGATTCTGCCGGAGTTATAGTTACACATTCAATGAATAACAGTAATGTTTTTATTACAAATGGTAATAACCTTCCAGGCTCTCTTGCTAAGTCTAGATCTGCCATTGGTAAGACATTTACTGTTAAAGGATTAGATTCTTATAATACACAGACCGCTTCTCTTGTAACTCCAATAAAATATTGGGCAGGGCCCGGTGCTTCATACGCTCTTAATACAATTGAAGAGTCTATGGATATTGATAAGACATCATCACAGTATCTAGAACTTATACAAAAAGAAATTGCTGCCGTTGTTCCTCGTTCTATTCAAGTTAATAAAAGAAATCTTTATAAAGCAATTACAGAGTATTATAAAATTCGTGGTTCATCAGATTCTATTGAAGTTTTCTTTAGACTTTTATTTGATGACGAAGTTGAAGTTGAATATCCATGGGATGAAACGCTTATTCCATCATCAGGTAATTGGGAAGTAAATCCAGCTCTTCCAAAGGGTGGTATCTATTTAGATAAAAAGGGTTTCTTGTCTGATACGATTAAAGTTCAAGACAGTTTAAGATATCAGAAATTCTCGTATCTCATACGTACTGGTCAAAATTTATCATCATGGGATTTCTTCTATAATAGATTAGTTCATCCAGCTGGTTTTAAATACTTTGCTGAAATTTTAATTCAGTTATTTGCTACTCGCGATGAGCTAGGAGATGATCAAAAACTACTAAGAGAATTAAGATATGTTGGTGGACCTAAGCATAATCAATTAACAGGCGAAAGCTATTTTGGTTATGGAAGAACCAATCGATTTACATTATCATCGATGCCAGATCTACAACCTGGCGTTATTGGTCTTGAAGATATTCCGCTTATTGTTAAAATGTTTGCTTCACAATATCTTCCATTCACATATGTAGATATACATAGATCAGGAAGATTATCTTTAACTGTTCCTCAAAGTGGTAGTGGAGCTAATACAGTAACAGCAGTTGAAATCGCAGATGCTGGATTTGGATATACTACAGCTCCAACGATTATAGTTAATGGTGTAGAAAAGACTGGTGAAACGATAACACAAGCTGTTGTTACATGTACTATTGATTCTAAAGGTAGAATTAATGGAGCTACAGTTACAAATGCTGGAGCTAATTATTCTTCTGCCTTTGCTAATGTTGCAACTAATCCAAATTTATCTAAGATTGCTAATATTAATGTTGTTCCAGATACAACTAAAAAATATTCAACGCCTCCTGGTATATTATTTGATGCTCCAACATCAGTTGATAATCTTGGCGCGCCATTAGTAACTAATGTTACTGCTGTGGGTAAATATATTCTTCAACCAACTTCAGTTGCTAGAATCGAAATGACTTCTATTGGCACTGGATATACAAGCCAACCTACAGTTGTTATATCTGGTGGAAATGGTAGTGGCGCAACTGCTATTGCTTATATTGAAAATGGTTCTATATCACGTATCAATATTATTAATCCTGGTTCTGGATATACCGAAGTTCCTACAATATCTATTGCTGGCAATGCGACAGCCAAGGTACAATTAGTTCCTTCTGAGATAGCTTCAGCCGTTATAACAAATCCTGGGTTTGGTTATGTTATAACCCCAGGTGTTTATATTGCTTCAAGAGCTAAAAACGAAGATAGAGTTAAAGAACAAAAAGTTACTCGTATATTAGAACTAAATCATACTAGCATTGATCCACAGTTTAATAAAGTTACAAACCCTGTCCAAGCTAATGCTTCGGTCAGAGCAAGGCAGTTATATAATGGTAAACTTTTACAAAAGGGTGTTCTTACATCTGGTCAAAACTGGGCTATAACAGAAACTAATCCAGTAGCAGATAAATTTATGGGTGGTAATCAAGTAACAGTAGTTCCAGCCGGATATAGAACCCAACCGGAAAATGACTATTATAGTCAAAAAACAAATATCTTAAGCAATCATATGCTTTATGATTTTAATGAAACTTTAGAGGTATTAGGCAACGTAGATTTACAAAGTACTTCGATAAGTGATATAAATAAATATAACGTTAACTCGTTTGTACACACAAATTAATAGGAAATAATCATGACGGCAATAGTAACTTCTAAATTCAGAACTTTGAATGCAGAGAATTTCAAAGACGATATTAACACACCAGTATCTGGTTCAAGCGTATTCGTAGCAATTGGTAAAACAGATGCATGGTCATATGCGGTTTCAGACACAACTGATACTGAACCATTCACTCCATACGATACTATTGATAGTCTTGTAGAAGCTAGAGAAAACATCTTCGCGTTGAAAAAGCTAAATGCTGCAGATGTATCTCACGTCGTTCCAAGACATACTTGGACTACTGGTACTAGCTATGTTGAATGGGACTCAAATGATCCTGATATATTTGACAAAGCATTCTATGCTATTACATCAGAGTTTAAAGTATATAAGGTTATATACTCTCCTGGTACTGGATCAACTCAAGAACCAACACAAACATTGACTGCTCCAACAGCGGAATCTGATGGTTATATTTGGAAATATATGTATACGGTAGCCGTCGCCGATGCAGAAAAATTCCTTACAACGTCTTATATGCCCGTTAAAACTATTAACGTTGAATCATTTGCCGATGATGCTACAGCTGAAGCTGCTTTATCTGAAGGTGATTACGCTCAGTACTTAAACCAAAAAGCTTCAAGAGATTCTACAACTGCTGCGGGAATTGAAAGAATTGAGTTAGTTAACGCTGATGGAAACGAAGCAGCTACTAGTGGTACTGGTTATACATCAGCTCCTAATGTCTATATTACTGGAGCAGGAACAGGAGCAACTGCTACTGCTACTATTTCTGGTGGTGCTGTAACAGGAATTACAGTTAGCGCAAAAGGTACTGATTATTCTACTGCTCATATTGTAATTTCTGGTGGCGGCGGTTCTGATGCTACAGCTCGGGCTGTACTCGCTCCTGAAAATGGTCATGGAACAGACCCAGTTAAAGAACTTGGTGGTTTCTTCTCGGCTGTTAACACGTTACTAGATGGAACTGGTGGTGGAGACCTAACAACTGGTAATGACTTTAGACAAATAACGTTAGTAAAAAATCCATTTAATTTTGGAACTGCTACTATTTCAACTGCTGCAACTTTAAAAGCTACTCCAGCATTAAGCTTTAGTTCAACAACATCATCGTTCCAAGTTGATGAACTAATCACTCAAGGCAGTGGCGCGACTTTAGCACAAGCCTTTGTTGTTGAAGTTGATAGTGGAACTGGTTATGTACATTATCTACAAAATTCTAAAACTGGGTATGGTAATT